CGCCGCACGGGACGCCGCACGGGCCGCCGCACGGGACGCCGCATGGGCCGCCGCATGGGCCGCCGCATGGGACGCCGCAGGGGACGCCGCATGGGCCGCCGCATGGGACGCCGCAGGGGACGCCGCATGGGACGCCCTTAAACCGACCCGGGACGCCCTTCAGACGTCGGCTGGCGAACTGATCCTGCGCATGTGTGCGCTGACCGAGGCAGCATAATGCTCCACCAACTTGCCCTCAAGCCAGCTACCCCCGCCCAGGTAGCGCAGCGCTCCTATAGAGTAACCTACCAGCCGCAGCCCGATTGGTCGGCACGGCGGGGTCTGGATTGGTCCGTCCGTCGCTATGGCGAGGGCAATGACTGGACCTTTGCTGAAGGCATGGAGAGCCTGCACGTCAGCGAGGAGCGGGCACACGCCTTCGGGGAATACTGGAACGCACATGGGCGGGTGATGCCTGATGTGCGGGGGTTTGTGTCGTGAGCCACCTAGTCAGCGAAGCCGCTGCTGAGCGGGCAATTGTGACGCTCAAGCGCGCCATTGAGGCGGCCGAGAATAGCAATCAGGCTGGCGAGGACTTTGTTGTCGCAGCCGCAGCCGGTCAGGTGCTGCTTGAGGCGCTGATCCTCTGCGAAGACATCATAGATGATTTCGTGGGCCACCTGTCGCCGAAAGAGCAGGAGGCCGACTCCGACGTTGGTGCGGCGTTGGCCAAAGCCCGCTCCGCGATCGACAAGGCGCGAGGTGACGCATGAGCCACTTCCGTCAGCCCAATAAGAACCTGCTGTTCCCGACAAGTCCTCGGGAAGCATGGCTTCGGCGCCATTGGGTAGCCCGCCATACGGCGTGGCTCACAGAAACGGCAGCCCACTGGAACGCGATCCGGGAAGCAAGGAGCGCGGAATATTTCGCTCGGAAGGACGCCAACAGGGCCGCGTATCAGGCGCGGCGGGAGATGAGCAATGGGTGACTGCAACTGCATCGCGGTGTTCGACGAAAAGTTGGCCGCTCACAATACCCGGATCATGCTGCCGATCATGCTTGGCGCCGACCAAACGCCGCGCCCGATGATCGTAACGGACCAGATCAAGAGCGGCCGAGGCCAGAAGAAGGCAGTTGGCGTGTTCGCCACCTTTTGTCCGTTCTGCGGCGAGCCTCTCACGGGGACTTCGGCATGAGCGCCAACTTCTGGAATAAGATCCTAGCCGACCATGCGGCTGCGTCACTGCGCGGCGATGGATGGACCCGCGACTGCCCGAAATGCGTCGGCAGCAAATTTGTCTGCGACGTCCACAACCCGAACGCAAAGCGTGATGCGCGGCGGGAGGAAAGAGCATGACCCGCCCCAGATACGATTGGCAGGACGCCAATGTCCGCCATGCTCAGGCTTTGCGTGATTTGGACGCGTATGCTTGGGCACCCCGCCGCCTGAACTTCACCGCCAACATACTCTCTGGTCTCGCAATGGCCCTGCTGATGGTGGTCATTGCTGTTTGGGAGAATTGGCTGTGATTTGCCCTGGATGCGGCACCAAAAACATGGAGCATGCCTATGCTCGCACGGAAAATCCGCCGTGCGCAACATGGCCGCGTTGCCCGCGTTGTAACGAACCCAATAACCCTGACGCCAAGTATCTGGCCGGCGTTGAATCGAGCATACGCGATGAATTGGGCATCTGCTATTGCTGCGCCATTCGAGAGAATACTGCTCGACAGTACGCCGCGGGCAAGCTGCCTAACCTGCTTATAATCAATGGCGCGACATACTCTATCGATCCTCGAAACACGGTAAACCTTGGGGCGCCAGATCCATCCCCCCGCACGCCGATGCGGGGAATGGCAGGGCGCCGGTTCGACTTTGAGAGGCTGGATGGATCGCCGCCCAAGAGTTGCTATTCCTTGTGGTACGGCAGCACTGTTGACCCGGCATGTCGCGACCGGATGCCAGATAACGCTCGTTTCCTGAACGGTGCTGAGCGCTGCGAAGTCGGCCACACAACCTGCTTCAATCCCTCCACCAATCCCGCCGCCGTGGGCTCTTCTAAAGAGCGGCACAACCAGCGCCAGTCAGACACGGATGGCTCGCGCAAGGATATTGGGCAATGAGCGACACCCCGAAAGTGTACGCGGCCATTGCGGCTGTCACCTCTGCCATGGCTCAGGAAGGCATCAGCAAGGGGCGCCGCAACCAGCAGCAGGGCTACAACTTCCGTGGCATCGACGACGTATACAATGCGCTGTCGCCGGCCCTCGCGAAGCACAACCTTTGCATTCTTCCTCGCGTCCTAAGCCGCGATGTCGTCGAGCGCCAGACGGCCAAGGGCGGCGCTTTGTTCTACGTTACGGTTGATGTCGAATTCGATTTCGTCTCGGCCATTGACGGCTCGAAGCATACCATCCGCACCTTCGGCGAGGCAATGGACAGCGCCGACAAGGCGACGAATAAAGCCATGTCGGCGGCCTACAAATATGCGGCGATGCAGGCCTTCTGCATTCCGACAGAAGGCGACAACGACGCTGATTCCACGACGCACGACGTGGCTGCACAAGCATTCGTGTCCGAGGATCAGGTTATGACCCTCCAGGCGCTTGCTGAAGAGGTTGGCGCCGACGTTCCGAAGTTCTGTGCTTATCTCAAGGTCAAGACGCTCTCCGCGACCCCGGCTGCGCGTTATCAGCAAGCCGTCGCAGCTCTTGAGGCGAAGCGCCAGAAGGCGGCGGCATGACCGACGATATCGAACAGCGGTCGGATGATTGGTTCGCGGTCCGGTGTGGGAAAGCCACCGCCTCAAAGATCGCCGACATCATCGCCAAGACCAAGAGCGGTCCTGCCGCGTCACGGGTAAATTATATGGCCCAGCTTGTCAGTGAGCGCCTGACTGGCGTTGCGGAACGCGGCTTCTCGAATGCGGCCATGCAATGGGGCTGCGACTTCGAGGCTGACGCCAGGGCGGCCTACAGCTTCCGGGAAGACGCTGACGTCATTCAGGTGGCGTTCGTCGACCACCCCACGATTGCCATGTCTGGCGCGTCTCCGGACGGGCTGGTCGACGAGGACGGGCTGGTCGAGATCAAATGCCCGAACACGGCCACGCATATCGAGACGCTGCTCTCTGGCGCCGTGCCTGAGAAGTACCGGACGCAAATGCTCTGGCAGATGGCGTGTACGGATCGGAAGTGGTGCGATTTCGTGTCGTACGATCCGCGCCTGCCTGAGCGCATGCGGCTGTTCGTAACACGCGTGCATCGCGACGAGGCGGCGATTGCGGATCTGGAAGATGCGGTTGCCGTGTTCCTCAAGGAAGTAGCGGACAAGGTTTCCGCCCTGCGCGCCATTTATGATCCCCAGCCGGCCAATGACGAAGCCGACAATCTCGTCAATCTCTTGAGGGCAGGATAACTGTGCAGATCATCTTCATCACAGGCAATTTGGGCAGCGATTCTGTTCTGCGCTCTACACAGGGAGGCGATCAGGTCCTCGCCTTCAATGTTGGCGTCAAACAGGGCTACGGCGATAAGGCGACGACCAATTGGTATCGCTGCAACGTCTGGGGCAAGCGCGGCGCGTCGATCCAGCAATATTTGCTAAAGGGCGTCAAGGCCACCGTTCATGGCGAGCTGACTATCGGATCGTACGAGGGCAAGCCTCAATTCGATGTCCGCGTGAATGAGGTTGAATGGGATCGCCGCAACGGCGGAGAGCAGCGCGACACACCACGTCATGCCGCCCCGGCCTTTGACGATGACCCGGATGGCGTTCCATTTTGATGTTGCCGCCCCGGATACCAAAGAAGGCGAAGCGCGCCAGCCGGTGGAAGTCTCAGGCACACCGTGATTTCGTCCGCTCACATGCCTGCTGCAAGTGCGGCAGCATGTCGGCGGTGGAGTTTGCGCACGTCCGCTTGGGCTCCGGGGCGGGCATGGGTCAGCGTCCGGGCGATTTCCGCGGTGTGAGCCTTTGCCACGATTGCCATACCGGCGCGGCCTTAGCGCAGCACAATGTGGGCGAGCGCACCTTCTGGAAAGGGATCGACGTCGAGGGGCTGATCATGGCCTTCATCAAGGCCTCGCCCCGCCGTGCCCAGATCGAACAGGAAATGAGGGAGCGAAACCTGTGAGCCACATGGACCAAATCGACGAAGCCATGGAACGGATGCGCTTGGCGATGCAGGACAGCGCACGCAAGCAATCCGAGGCCTCCCGCCTGGATGAGCGCCGGAAGATCATCCGCGCTCAGCTCGTCAAGAAATTCCGCGCCGACGGCAAGGCTGTTGGGGAATCCGAACAGCTGGCGATGGCGACAGAGCAGTACGAAACCGCTGTCAACGAACATTACTTGGCGGATTTGGAGGCTGGTCTCGCCAAGGCAGAAGCCGACTTTCTCAAGATCCGCTGGGAGACGTGGCGCACTCGGGCCGCGAACAAGCGCGCGGAAATGAAGCTGTGAGCCGGTTTGCAGCAATAGCCGCGTGCGTCATCGCCTTTTGTTCGATGATCACAGCAATAGCCGTGTGGGGTCACTGATATGACGAGTGAACAGGTGCTGCGGGAGGCTGTGATAAAGCTTATCCGAGCGCACGACGCATCCTCGCTAGATCCGAACGATATCGACTTGGAGAATGCAGAGTTGGATGCGTTCGGCGATCTCCGCGCCGCTCTCGCCAGCCATCCCGCCGCTAGTGATGGTGAGGGGGTCGAAACATTCGCTGTGGTTCAGCACGCTATTCTGGATCCTCGTTCGTATACTCCACGCAACTGGAATGAAGTGGCTTACGAACCACTATCTCGCTGGCAGGCGCGCGCAGTTTGTATCGCCATGTCCGCCCTCACCGCCAAGCAATCCCCCGCCCCTGAGGGTGTGGAAGAGGCGATAGCGCGGACAGGCCGTAGCGCGGCGATCGAACAAATGTGTGACGCCGTCCACGACGCCATGAAAGCAGCCTTCATCGCCGGATGCGAGGCCGCCCACGAAAATTACCAGGAAGATCGCGACCCTGATTTTTCTGAGGCGGCGAGCGATTATGCAGCCAACGCCGATTTTACGGACGTGAACAACGCCATCCTCTCCCTCCTGCCGCAGGAGAAGGGTAATGGATAACACAGCGAACGCCGTAGATCACCCTCCTCACTATGGTGGCGCGGATAACCCATATGAGGCCATCAAGGTTATCGAGGCGTGGGAGCTTGGCTTCAACCTCGGAAATACTGTGAAATACATCTCTCGCGCAGAGCACAAGGGCGCGCCTCTCCAAGATTTAGAGAAGGCGGCTTGGTATCTCGCACGCGAAATCTCCAACAGGAAGGGTGTGGCGTGATCAAGGTTCTTGACAATGGCTATGTTCGATTGGTCGATCATATGGGCGGAGATCTCTCGATCGCCCGCGCGGCGCGCGTCTCCTATGATGCGGCTTGGCGAGCCGGCGAAGATGAGGGAAGCGATGAGCGGTTGATCCGCTACCTTTGGCGCAACCATCACACAACGCCCTTTGAAGCTGTGACGCTGACCTTCGAGGTCCACGCGCCCATTTTCGTGTTCCGTCAATGGCATCGGCACCGCACATGGTCGTTCAACGAATTAAGTGCCCGATATCGCGAGTTGCCCGAGGAATTCTATATCCCAGCCGCTGATCAGATCCTCGCGCAAGCCCGGAACAATAAACAGGGCCGGGATGGCGAGTTGGACGCCGGGACGGTTGAGGCCGCGCGCGATGCTATGCAGAAAGTCGGCACAACGGCATTCCTCGCTTACCACTCCATGCTGGAGGCCGGCGTGGCGCGCGAGTTGGCCCGAACCGTGCTCCCGGTGAGCACCTATTCCACCATGTTCGCCACGGCCAATCTCCTCAACCTCCTCAAGTTCCTGACGTTGCGGTGCGACGCTCACGCACAATACGAGATCCGCGTGTACGCGGAGGCAATGCGGGAACTTGCGGCCACCGTAGCCCCGACCGCACTTTCAGCTTGGAAGAGCGCGATCGGAAATGCCGATCAGGTGCCAGCATGACCAACGCATCTACAAGCGAGCCTTTGATGCCGAGCCAGAGGGCGATCGAGCGTGTAGCGCAATTCCTTCACGATGAAGGTGGGTTCGATGAGTCCTGGTCAAACCATACTTGGCCAGAGCACCCGGACGACACAGGCCAGCGCGACGGGGGGTTCGTCAAAATCGTGCCTGTCGATGTGCAGGCGAAGTTTCGAGATGTCGCGCGGCGCCTTCTTTTAGGCCACCCGTCCGCCGCCCTCAAGCAAGCAGCGCCCGCCATGACGCGGGAGGCGGTGGACCTTCTGAAGATGCTCGTGGCAGCAGACGACGAAGCGAAGCCCAACGGCATCATGGATTGCATCGATAACGACGGCCATCCTTACCAAAGCGCAGGCATGGCAGGGCTGATCGTACACGCCCGCATGCTGGCGGATCCGCATCCCCTGGTCGCCCTCACCACCATAGCTAAACAAGAGACGGATAGCGTGCGGGAGGCGGTACGGCGCGAGATTATAAACACGCCCGAGACGGCTGATTTCATGGCCGCCGTCCCGCTGGAGGCCGTTCATCAGCGCGAACGTTGGGGCTCGTCGCACGACGCAGGAAAAGACCCGCAGGATTGGTTTTGGCTCATCGGCTATCTGGCTGGCAAAGCTTTGCGCGCGGCATCCGATGGGGACGCCGACAAGGCCAAGCACCACACTATCAGCACCGCTGCCGCGCTCGCCAACTGGCATGCCGCCTTAACCGGCGCGGACACGTCCATGCGACCCGGCATCGAACCTCCCGCAGCACTCAGCACGGACCCCACGTCATGAGCCGGGTAGTCGATCTGCGGCCCATCACGCGCGACCAGGCGAGGGCCTTCATCAAGGCTCACCACCGCCACCATGGAATCCCGGTCGGTTGGCTTTGGCTTCATGGCCTGCACGATGACGATGGCGAAGTCGTTGGGGTGGCAACTGTGGGGCGGCCGGTCGCTCGCGCGATAGATGATGGGCTGACAAGCGAGGTGACGCGCTGCTGCACGGACACTCAACCCAACGCGCCTTCCATGCTCTACGCCGCCACGGAGAAGGCTTCTCGGGCCAAGGGGTACCGGCGCGGTCTGACATACCTTCTGGCCAGCGAATGGGCTCGCTTCGAACACCGCGATACGGGCAAAATTCGCATCGCCAGCAGCGACGAAGAAGATGACGCGCTTGCCGCCGATCCCGATTGGAAACGCATCGGCGGAGCATCCGTTCGCGCTTGCCAGTGGCGCAAGCTTTGGTGGGTGAAGGGGCGCAGCTGGGACACGCCTGGCCGCCCGCGCTCTGATAAGCATCCGACCGGGGACAAGGTAGCCGTTGGCTGGGGCGCATGGCCTCCGCGTGATGGGGTGCAGTCATGACCGATGTGGAGAAGATGGCTGCCGGGCTGTCGGAGGCGGACGTGCGACTGTTCGTCAATGCGCGGACATATCCGAGCGGGGTATGGTTAGGCGGCCCATGTAAGCGCCTCTACCCGCTTAACCTATGTCGGCTCACGGGGGAGCTGACTATGCTTGGAATCGCCCTCCGCGACCATCTCCGCGCACAGGAGGGTGAGCGTGGGTAAGAATAAGGACTTAGTGCGCGACTGCCGCAACTGCGCTGGTACTGAATGGGTTTGCGAGAACCATCCTGATCTGCCGTGGGGAGGGCGAATCAGTCAGGAGACAGCATGCGAATGCGGCGCTGGGATGCCTTGTGGCGCGTGTAATCTTGAAATGGCCAGCTTGGGCTTTGTCTATCGTCGCGAAAAAGCGATCGTGACTTGGCTTCTAGAACTGGAGCCAAGCTATTCCGGCTGGAACGACCACGACGAACATTTCGATACAGGCTGGAATGCGGCCATCATGTGGGTGGCTGACCAGATCGGCAGAGGAAAGCACTGGGCTGCCGCGTCAGCGATCGAAACGGGAAGCGATGCGACCGGAACGGGCGCAGCCGAAGGCGAGAGCGCGATCGGCTGCGCCGAGACGCCCGGAGGAATTATCCATGAATAACAAAACACTCCCGGTAGAGCAGGTGGATATCAAGGCGGCGCAAGAGTTTATATTCCTGTGGAATAGGGATCTTGCCGACAGAGACGAACTTGTCAGGCTGTTCGCAAAGCACCGCATACAGGTAGCTGAGGCGGTGAGAGAAGCCTGTGCCAAGGTGTGCGAGGATCAGGCGCGAGACTTCCTGTCTTCGCAATACGCAACACCGCAGCCTATCGGATCGATCCAAGAGCGTTTCGCTTGCCGTGAATGCGCCTCCGCCATTCGCAATCTCGACCTCTCTACCATCGGGGGGAAGGTAAATGGGTAAGATCGAGAAGCTTCAGACTGAACGCGACGAAGCCCGTTCGATCGTCCGCGACATATTTTGGATGGCACGACGGTATGCAGACGGCCGCCAGTCGTACGCGGTCGGGATGTTCAACGACGCTATCCGCAAGGCGTTCGACGGCGGCTGGCTGGAAGACAAGTGCGTCGATGAGCCACGGTACGCCCGCGACGGCATGTGGTCGCATGAATGGATATCGCAGGCGGAAATTATCCGCGCACAGGTCGCCCGCATCTCAGAGCTTGAAGAGGGGCTGAGACCGTTTGCGGAAGCGGCGCAATGGATCACAGAAAACAAGCCCCATTGGGACCGCGACCACGCCGAAGTTCAGCTGGAAAACTTCCCCTACACGCTTGGCGTAGGATGGCTCCGCAAAGCCCATGCCCTGCTTTCAAAGAGGGGGATGTGATGGGGGACATCTTCTCTCTCGCGAAGAAGATGGAACGGGCAGCCCGCAACGGAACCGGCTTCACGGTGACGGCGGAGGAAATGCGGCTGCTTATGGCCGCCAGGGTCTATGACGTGATCCAGAACGTCAAATCAGAGGAGTTGCGGGCGAAGTGTCTCGGGCAGGAAAATACACGGTCGGAGACTACTGGCTCGACAAGCGGCGAGACGGAGCCTCCCCCGACGTCTGGCAAATCACCACCTATAAGCCGGGAAGCCGCCAAATCGTATATCGCAGCACTAAGTGCCGCAGCCTAGACGATGCCAAGGGCGCGCTCCATGCCTATGTGGATGAGCTGCGCGCTACCAAGCCGAGCACACCGGACGCGCTCAAGGTTGTGCCGTCCCTCATCACCTACTGGAAAGAGCACGGGAAGAAGGCTGAGCGCCCCGATGCGATCGCCTGCTCCCTGCGCCTCTTCATGGGGTTTCTCATTCAGGACGAGGCTGGCGTGGATCTGACCATCTCGCAGCTAGACCGAGCCTTGTTCCAGCGCTTCATCGACTGGCGGATGGGTCCGCACGAATATGAAGTCCCATGGTCCGGAAAGGTCTACGTAGGCGCCAGCAAGGGCGTGAAGGGCGAGACGGTCAATTCTGATCTGGCCCGCGTTGCCGCTGCGATAAACCATCAGGTCGAATGGGGTCGTATTCCGATGGCTCCGAAGGTGCCCAGCGTCGAGAAGCGCCTGCGCTCCGAGCCGAAGGATTTTCGCTATTCGATAAAGCAGATGGGGGCGATCATGGCGGTTGCATCCTATGATCTGGGCATGTTCCGCTATCTGGCGCTGCAACTCTCCACTCTGGTTCGCCCTGAAGCTGCCTTAGGGTTCGATCCTCGCCAGCAATATGACGCTGATACGGGTTTGATCGACCTCCACCCGAAGGGCTGGCCGCGGACGCGCAAGCGCAATCCAATCGTGCCCGCGGTCGAGGAATTTAAGCCGTTTCTGGCGGAATGGTCGAAGGCTGGCGCGGAGATCGTCGGTAGCCGCAAGGTGGCGTGGCGCACAATCCGGCGGGTGCTGGACCTACCACGTGAAGCAGAGGCTAAGTCGCTGCGCTATTCCGTGGCGACCCTACTGCGCAACAAGTACCGGGTGCCGCACGACCAGGTTGAAATGCAGCTAGGCCACCGCGTGCTCAAGGCCGTGACAGAGCGCTATGCCAAGTTCGACCCCGACTACCTAGCCGAATCAAAGACGGCGCTGTCCAAGGTGTGGCAGGCAGTCATGCACGAAGCTGGACAATGGCATGCTGTCCATCTGCTGTCCAAAACGGGCAACGGGAAGTCGATTGTGATTGACTTTCCGACCGAAAAAACTGAGAATTTCAGCCGTTGGAACGGTGGTGCCGCCTACAGGACTCGAACCTGTGACCCCCGCATTACGAATGCGATGCTCTACCAGCTGAGCTAAGGCGGCCCGCTGGAAAGGGCGCCGTTACCAGCGCTTATCCGGCCTGACAAGGCGTGCGCGCAGGCTTTCTTCATCCTTCCTAAACTTCCTCGGGCGCATGGCTTGTGCCCTATCAGGACAGGTGGTTTTCATGGCCAGCGCACAGGCGATCGCAACCGCAACGCATTCCGGGCTCGGTGACGAGCCGATTTATGCTTTCGGCCGCGAGCGGCGCATGCATGCGCGCGCCTACGATTACTGGGTTTCGCTGCTGCGCGGACGACGCATGCCGCGCCGAAGCGATCTCGAATTCGATCGGCTGGCACCGTTCGCCGATCGCAGCATCATGGTCGATCTCCCGCAGGACGGCGGCGCACCGGTCATCGCCCATCTCGGCCGCGGCCTGTGCGAGGAGGCGGAAATCACGGCGGAACACCCGACCGTCGCCGACGTGCCGGAGGGCAGCCTGATATCCGAAGTCCTGCGCCGTTTTTCCGACATCACCGCCTATCAGGCGCCGGTCGGGCTGGAAGCGGAGATCGAGGATCGGCGCGGCGGGCGACTGCTCCATCGCGGCATCCTGCTTCCCTTCGCCGACGAGCAGGGCCGCCTGTCCGCCATCTTCGGCGTGGTGAGCTGGAAGCAGATCGCCGTGATCGAGGACGCGTTCGACATCGTTGCCGCCCTCGACGACGCCATGTCCACACCCCCGAGCGCGAACCTGATCTGCGCCTGGGGCGACGGGCCCAGCGCATCCCTGACCGCCGCGGCGTTGCCGCCGCAGCCGCTCGACCAGCGGCTGGCGACCGCCCGCACCTGGGCGGCGCTTGCCGAAAGCGATCGGACGCGCAGCGACGTCAGCCTCCATGCCGCGCTCGGCGCCGCTTATGATTATCTGCTGTCGGCCCGCGACGAGACGCTGACGACACGCAAATCCATTCGCCTTATCTTCGGGAAGCATCTGGGGCGGCTCGATCGGATCCGTTACGCCTATACGCTGGATCATGCGCACCGGCTCGGCATGGGCCCAGGGCGGGTGCCGGCCTGGCTGGATGGTTATGCGGGCGGGCACGTCGCGATCGCGCTGGCCGAGCGCAAGATAAGGCGGGCAGAGCGTATGGCGTCCGCCGACGAGGCTGGGCAGGATGACAATATTGCGGCTGCGCCATCCGGCGGGATCGAATTCTCGCTCGATCAGGATATTTCCACCTTGATCGGCCGCCGCGTGCCACGCGGTTTCGAAATGTCCGAAGCCGCCGACGATCCTCGCCAGTCCATTATGGGGCAAAAGCGAGTCGGGGCGCGCTGAGGAGCGGCTTGCCGCCCCTGTCACACAAGCGCATATCGCCTGCGTTAACCAGGATATAAGCGCACGAGGCCCTTTTGCTCATCGTGCCGGAGAGCAGGATGAACCATAGCAATCTCGCCACTTCCCCGCTCGGGGACGAGGCAGAAGCAGCCATCGGCGCGGCCCTGGTGGAAGGCGCGCTACCCGGCGAAACCGATAATTTCAGCGAAACCGCGCAATCCGAAGCCGCCGCCTTCATGGCGAAAGCGGCGGCGCGGCGCGAACCAGGCCACCCTTCCGTCGCGCTCGAGCCCGGCGGCGGGGATGGCGTGCAGCGGCGGATGCGGCTGGGCATCGTCAATGACGACATGCCGTTCCTGGTCGATTCGATCGCGACGGCGCTGGCGACGCGCGGCATCGACATTCACCGGTTGCTGCACCCGGTGTTGCCGGTCCGGCGCGATTCGAACGGAATGCTCTCGGCCGTACTGCCGGCCGGGACGAGCGGCGAGCGCCGCGAATCGATGATCTACATGGAGGTCGACCGCGTCGACGCCAAGGTTCGGCGCGGGCTGGAGAGCGACCTTGCAACCGTGCTCGCCGACGTGCGGGCCGCGGTCGAGGATTGGCCGCGCCTGCAATTCGCGCTGCGCGACGCGGCCGAAAGCCTGCCGGACGGCGAAGGCGCCGCGCTGCTG